CATCCGGGACTTCCTGCTCAACGCTTTCACCTTTATGGCTGTCGATACGTCCTACACTCATGGTCCTGACTCGGACTATAAGGTAGCAGCCGTGATGGCGGTTACCAGCGACAACTGCCTTTTCGTCCTTGACATGTGGGCAGCCCAGGCCCCCGAGGACCAGCTGATCCGAAACGTGTTCCGCCTCGCCGACAAGTGGAAGGTTCCCACCATCCACCCCGAGGTAGTCCGTGAGTCCGTCAACCTGTACCAGCAGCTGGAAACCCTTGTCCGCCAGCGGGCTACAGACATGATGGGCACCACCCACCTGCCCAAGATCATCCCCCTCCGGGTGGGCATGCTCCAGAAGGAATCCAAGATCTCCGGCCTGCTGTTCCGCTTTGAGCACAACCTCCTCAAGCTGCCCATGTGGAAACGGTTTGACCGACCGTGGCGCGAACTCTTTGACCAGATCGAGCAGTTCAACCCAGAGGCCCGTGACGGTGGCTTGGCCCACGACGACCATATCGACGCGGTGGCCATGTCCTCCATGATCCTCAAGTTCCGACTCCCCAAGCGCGGACTTGACCCCGTGGGGGGACTGTCACCCATGGAAATGTTGAAGGCTGGGCAGTACGAGAAAGACGGGACCCCCGTCCTAGCCATGGTTGACTGGAACCGCATTAGCCGTGAAGATGTGATGGAAATCCTGAAGCCTGCCGAAGAGAACCAAGATGGCGAAACCAGAGTCTGATGGCAGTTACGTAACCATCCCGTACTTCCTGTACGAGGCGATGGCCCGTGCTTACTACGCCCGCACCACTGGTGACATGTTGCCAGTGCGCCCTATCACTCACGACACGCCCCAGCCTGAGTTCACGGGCGACTTCACGCTTGAGGATGAAGACATCCCTTCCACCTGGCAGCCCCAGGGACTCGCAGCTGAACTGAGAAAGAAGAAGCCCAGTGCCCCAGGTACCCCTCGCGCTCCCGAAGAAAAGTGAAGACATTGCCAAGCTGCTCCGTATGCACACGGACAGAGAGCGACTTCGGTACAACTACCGACGTTCGATGTGGTTGCTGGCGTGGCACTACCTGAACGGTGCTCGACGCTTTGACGTCTTTGATCCCCTGACTGGCCGACTGACCCCGCAGTACCTAGACCGCGAGGGCAACATGGAGTTCCAATCACAGGACCTCCTGTCCCTCATTGACCGCACTGTGGCGCGCATCGCCTCGATGGACCTGCGCCCCAAGGTGCTGCGGCAGGGCACCGCCCTTCGCATGATCCGCGAGCGGTCCAGCGCCCAGATCATTGCCGACTCCCTGGTTTCTGAGCACCAGCTCTCGCAGGTGGTCAGCGACTTCGCGCACATCTTCGTCACCCTTGGCTCCTGCGGCATCACCGGCCACATCGTGGACATGCCTACGGTTGGCCTCACCGCTGACCTTGAGGTTGTGCATCCCCGTGAGATCTTCCCCTTCCCCGCGCTGCACCAAGACCACACCAAGCAGAGCGGCATCATCCGCCAGCGCGTGGTGCCGGTGAACATGATTGAGGAGAAGTTTGGCAAGGTCACGGACAAGATGCGTGATCAGATGGAGTGGTGGAAGGTGGACTACGGTGACGTTCACACCGACGTCTCGTACGACGAGCCGGGCATGGCCCTCCGCAACCCCTTTGACAACCGAGCCGTCAGCCCCGGCAGTGCCACTGGCTACACAGGTGCCACCGAGGTGGTTCGGCTGCGCGAGCTGTGGATCAATGGCCCCCGTGACACGTGCCACCGTTACGTTGTGGCCAGTGGCAACGAGATCCTTGTGGATGAGACGTACGACGACGCCACCGTGTACTGTCCCATTGGGTGGGCCCGTTTTGCCGACACTGGCACCTTCTACGGTGCCGGGCTCTTTGACATGCTCTTTGGCATCTGCCGTCAGGCCGAGCACATGATGAAGAGCCTGTTCAACAACATCCGCGACATGGATCGCTACGGCGTCATGGTCCTCCCGCAGGGTTCCATGAACGAGCGCACGCTCCTGAAGGAAGTGGGCAAGGGCCTGCGCGTGATGAGCTACACGCCGGACCCCCTGAGTGGCGACTTCAAGCCCTTCGTGATCCAGCCGTGGAACGCAGGCGATGCACCCGGAAAGGTGGCGCAGTTTGCCCGTACCGTCATGCAGCAGATTGCGCCCATTCAAGATCTGATCCAGGAGAAAGGCCGTGTGGAAAGTGCTACGGGTCTGCAGTTCCTTGACGAGCAAATTACACGAGCGATGACCAACCCGTCCATTGCCATCCAGCGGGCCTTCGGCAATATGTACCGATCCGTCACTGCCAAGGCGGTGGGCGAACTCCTGAAGCTGCCCCGCACCATCCCCGTGAATAACATCACGCTGGACCTGGCGGGTGCCGTGCTTGACATCGAGAAGTCCGCCGTCACCTTTGACAAGAACCCCCTCCCCACTGCTTCCCACCTGACCTTCACGGTGCGGCAGGTGAACCCCCGCAGCGAGGTGGCCCGCAAGGAAGAGGCCCTCAACCTCCTGCGTGCAGGCCTTACGGACCCAATCGGCATCAAGCTGTTCTCCCTGCGCGAGGGTCTGGACTTTGCGCTGTGGCTGGATGAAGAGAAGGGTGCGTACGAATCCGTTGTGCAGAACATCCTGCTGCTCTACGGCAACGGCGAGGACCCGGGCCAGATCATGCTTGCCCCCCACATGGTTCGTCCGGACCTGCAGATGCGGGTGCTTGGCGGATTCATGACCAGCCCCCTGATGGCTGTGGCCAGTGCGGAGGTGCAGGAAGAGTTCAAGAAGTTCAGGGACACCATGCTGCGGTTCATGGGCCAGACGCTCCCGCAGCAGATCCCAACACCTGATGAGGCGGCCGCCATGGGCATGCAGCCTCAGCAGCAACCCCCCATGCCCATGCAAGGAATGATGCCCAATGGCTGACGAGACGACGCCGGACACCGCAACGAACGAAACAATCGAAACGACCCCGCCGCCCGTGGTGGACATGGATACCCGGGTGCGGGCGGGTGGACAGGAGATTCCGGTTGCTGACCTGCTGCGGGCAAAGGAGGAGCTGGAGTACCTGAAGCAGGACTACTCCAAGCTCGTGTCCTTTCGCGACGCGACTGCTAAGGTCATGCGACCGGACGTGGACCCCACGGTAAAGGAGCAGGCTGCCCGCCAGCTGCTGCTGGACATGGGCTACCGCGGAAACGAAGTGGACCAGTACGTGCAGGATTGGATGGCAAACCAGCAAGGAGACACCATGGCGGCTGAACCGACCGACAACAACGTGGGGGGCGATGACGACGACCGTAGTGCAGAGCAGGTGGCTGAGGCCATTTTGGCCGCCCAGCGCCAAGCTGCTTCTGCCCAGGAGGAGCTGCAGCGCATGAAGGCGGAACAGCTCAACACCCGCCTCAACGCCCAAGTGGTTCTGGGAGTTGAAACCAACCCCGCTGCCCGTACAATGTTGGACAAGCTTGGAGAGATCAACGGAAAGGATGCGCTCTTCTCGGCGCGTGCCGCAATCGAAAAGGACATTCGCCAGCAGACGCTGGAGAACCTGAGGGCGCGGCGCACGGCAGCGGGCGTGTTTGAAGAAGCGTGGATCTCTGAAGAGTCAGCCAAGGCGACTGAACAAGTCTTGGCGAAGTACCGCTCGGTAATCGGTGACCCGAACCGTCTTGGTCGGGCACCGGAAACGGACAGTGGTGCGAGTGCGATTCGGAACCGTCCTGTCGTCCCGGCTCCGCGTTGGAAGCCCGGGGTCAGTAACGGCGATATCGAGGCTGCTCTTGATGCGTACAACAAGGACGCACTGAGCCGCTTGATCGCCGACATTGACACTGGCAGCGACTCTCGTGCTTGAACCCCTTTTCACAAGGAACTGAAACATGCCTTCCCAATTTGCAGCTGCTGGTTCGCTCTTTGAGCGTCACCAGAAGCAGATCGAGGAGCTGATCAACAAGAACGTTGACACGATCCTCCCCACTCTTGATCCCGCGTGGCGGGACACCATCGTGACCAGTCAGGGCGTCGGCCCCGCCGCCGCTCTTGGTCGTGACATGAAGATCCTGAAGCTCTACCGCGGCGGTCTGACCGGCGTGATTGAGCAGGGCAACAACTTTAACTACGCGGACTTTGGTCTGTATGGTGATACCACCACCCAGATCACGCCGAAGCTGTACCTGCAGAGCGCTACGAAGTCGTGGCCGAACGCCCTTGAGGGTCCGGCCATCAACAGCTACCGACTCGGTATCGGTATGCGCACCATGATGACCAACCTTGCGGTCACCCTTGGTGAGATGCAGGCGGAGGCCACTCCGGCCTTCATCGGCGACGTCATCGCTCCGAAGATGAAGGGTTTTGCCCAGAATCTTGCTCACACCCTGTGCAACTACTGGTACGTCAGCCAGAACGATAACTACCGTCTCTGCACCGTCCAGGACAAGGGCTCGGTGGCTGGTACTGGTCCTTGGAGTCTGACCTTCCGCCCGGATAACTACGCGATTGACCGCTTCTATGTGGGTCAGCGCGTGGATGTGATTGACCCGACCAACACGGGCAAGCGCAAGAACGGCGGCGACACCACCTCTTGGGCTCAGGGTACTACCCGTGTGAACCTCTTCGTGTCGGCCGTGGACGAGCTCAAGGGCTACGTCACTGTGACCAGTACGGAGTGGGACTTTGCGGGCAACACCGTGAGCGGCAAGGTGACTGGCACGATTGCCAATGGCGATCTGATTGTGTACGCCAACAGCAACACCAGCACCCAAGGCACCGGTTCGAACACGTTCACCGGCATCGCCGGTATCAACAGCTGGCTGAAGTTTGGTGACGGTAGCGGTACCACCGATTCGGATGCCAACTGCCTGCTGGGTGTGGATCGTGACACGTCCAACGCCATCAACGTGAACGTGCATCCTGAGTTCAAGTCGTTCGGTGTCAGCAGCGTCGGTACGCTGACGGAGCACAAGCTCCGCCAGTACATCCGCCGCTTCCACGCTGCCAAGAACAAGTACGGTCAGACGATCGACTGCCTCATTGCCAGCGATGGCGTGTGGCTGGCCTACGAGGCGCAGAAGATCGGTCAGTACACCCTGGAGCGTCAGGGCAAGCTCTCGAATGTCAACAACGAGGGTTCTGACCAGGGCTTCAAGTTCACCTTTGAGGGCCGCACCTACAACGGCTACACCTCGACCTACATCGAGGACGGCGTTGTGTACGGCATCAAGAAGGGTGGCAACAACTGGAAGCGCTACGTGCCGCCGGATCCGAAGGGCGTGCAGAAGTTCAGTGAGGCTGAGGCCTTCATTCCGTTCAACTTCGTGGTTCCTGCCCTCACCGGCATGAGCAGCACGAAGTGGCCGATCCTCAACTCTGCT